GTCTTCGACAATTATCCGCGAGCCACGTCCACGCAGAAATTCAGAACACCCGACCATGAAGCCCATCAACCTCATCACTCGCATATTGAGCAATTCGGCTAATCGTGCTTCGCTTGTTCTGGATCCCTTTGGCGGCTCAGGTTCCACACTTGTCGCAGCACACACACTCGGAATGACCGCCGCACTTGTAGAATTAGATCCCATCTACGCAGACGTCATCTGCAAACGCTGGCAAGACCTGACTGGAATTCTTCCAATCAATGAACTCACCGGCAAAACTTACGATTTCATAGGAAGCGACAATGCCTAATCCCCCAAAGACAATCGAGCAGAAGCGCAAGCTTGGCAACCCAGGAAGAAGACCGCTGCCAGACAAGGCAAACCTGATCGCACTTCCAATGGCGATGCAAACACCAGAACCACTTCGCCCACTTGGACAAGAAGGTCAAAATATGTGGGAAAGAATCTGGCAAGCAGGACGCGCATGGATTTCACCGACGACAGACATCGAACACGTCATGATCCTCTGCGAAACAATGGATGAGCGCGTTCAACTTCGAGCGATAGTTTTCAGGGGCGGAGAATGGCGCGATCGCGTAGCACTTCGCCACCTAGATCACCAGATAACCGCAATGCTTTCATTGATCGCATTCAATCCGGTCGAGCGTTCACGTCTTGGACTTGCAGAAGTGCAAGCGCAGACACGCATCCAGGAACTGATGACGCGAGCACGTGGCTAAGAAAAAAATACAATCATGGCCGCCGCGTTGGATGACGCCGGTGGACTTGGCAGACCGCAAACGCGGCGACGGCCCACTCTATTCTGAATTTGCAGAAGCAGTATGCAGAGTAACCAAAGACTCCGTCGCAGCACCAGCCGGCGAACTTTTACACTTGCGCGATTGGCAGAAGGAACTTCTCAATCACGCACTCGCACGCAGAGCAGACGGCCGCTTCAAACACAGAGTGGCGCTCATTGGAATGGCACGCAAGAACGGCAAGTCCGCGCTCGCAGCTTCGATGGGATTATCAGCGCTCACACTTGGCGGCAACGGTTCCGAAATTTATTCATGCGCAGCAGATCGAGATCAGGCTCGCATCGTATTCGGAACAGCAAAGCGAATGGTTGAACTTGACCCGGAACTTTCTTTGATGTTCACACTTTATCGCGACGTAATCGAATACAAAGACAAGGGTTCCGTTTACCGAGTGCTTTCAGCAGAGGCATACACGAAAGAAGGACTCAACCCTTCACCGATCGTAATCTTTGACGAAGTCCACGCGCAGCCAAACCGCGAACTCTGGGATGTTATGTCGCTCGCAGGCGGCGCACGATCGGATTCACTTCTTCTAGGAATCACCACAGCAGGAGTAAAGACGCAAGCAAACGGCCAGGACAGCCTCGCATATTCGTTATACCAATACGGCCAGAAACTCGTAAAGGGCGAACTTGTAGATCCGTCGTTCTTCTTTGCCTGGTGGGAACCGAAGAACCCAGAAGCAGACCACAGAGATAAGCAGCTCTGGATCGAATCAAACCCCGGCTTCGCAGACATCGTCGATGCCGAAGATTTCGAGAGCGCCGTACTTCGAACACCAGAAGCAGAATTCAGAACCAAGCGCACGAATTGCTTCGTTTCGACAGCAACCGCCTGGCTTCCAACCGGATCATGGGAAGCCTTGATCGACACAGAGAGAACGCCAGAACCAGGAGAAGAAGTTATCCTGGCATTTGACGGAGCGTTCTCAAACGACAGCACCGCGCTAATCGCCTGGCTGCTTGGCGGCGACAAACCGCACCTGATGGTTGTAGGAATCTGGGAGCGACCAGACGACGCAGAACAGGGCTGGCACGTTCCAGTCGCCGAAGTAGAGCAGACGATTATCGACACATTCAGGAATAGCAACTTCCAAACCAAAGAGATCGTCTTCGACCCGGCACGCTGGCAGCGCACCTTTATGGTTCTGGACGAGCAAGGAATGCCAGTCGTTTCCTACCCGAACAGCGCAGAGCGAATGGTTCCAGCGACGCAAAAATTCTATGAAGCCGTAGTGAATCAAAGCTTCACTCACGATGGCGATGAGAGAATGGCAAGGCACATCACAAACTGCGTCACGAAGCAATCATCTCGGGGCGTTATGGTTGCGAAGGCAAGCTCGAAAAGAAAAGTCGATGCGGCCGTCGCAGCAATCTTCGGATATGACAGGGCAACGCAACCACCAGAACCAAAGTCACCAGTGGCTCGGTTCTTCTCGGTTCAACTTTAGGAGCGCAATGAAAAAAATAGATTTCTCACTCGTAGCAGAAGTGACTGGCGTAGCATTGGCGACGATAGGAATCGGAATGCTTTCGCTTCCGATCGCATTAATTGTTCTAGGAACATTTCTAGTATGGATAACAGAAAAGGCTAACTGATGAGTCTATCGAAGCGAATCAAAGCAGCAGAGCAGAAGCGCACAAACAATAGCCAATGGGTCGAACCACTTATCCCAGGCCGCCCTGCTTACATGGCCCCATCTGGAATCGATGTAAATGCAGACTCTGCAATTCGCATGTCGACAGTTTATGCCTGCGTAAGATTGCTCGGCGATACGATTTCCTCGTTGCCACTTGCAGCATACGTGCGACGCGGCAGAAACAGAATCTCATACGCCAGCGTTTACGGATCGCAACCAGCCTGGATCAACAAACCAAATCCAGAAGCATCGCGCCTAGAGTTTTACGAGCAGATAATCGCTTCACTTAATATTCATGGCAACGCATTCATCCTCACCGTTCGCGACGACATGGACGAAGTCCAAGAAGTCTATTGCGTACACCCGGACGACGTTCGCATTGAACGCCCACGCCCAGGAGAGCCAATCATCTACAAGATGAAAGATCCAGAGGGAACCTTCTCGCGCATTTTAACGTCACGCGAAATGAAACACATTCCACTCTTCAGACTTCCCGGTTCACTTTACGGCCTCGGCCCAATCGCAGCAGCTCGACTCACGATCGGCGCAGCGATGGCAGCAGACACATACGCAGCCGCATACTTCGGCAACGCGGCAAACCCAGGCGGCGTCATTGAAGTACCGGGTGAATTAACAGAAGAGCAGGCAAGCGACATCGGCCGCGACTGGAACGTAACGCACACAGGGCCGTACCGCGCAGGCAAGATCGGAATCCTTTCAGGCGGCGCACAATTCCGCCCACTCACACTCAACGCACAGGATGCGCAGCTTCTAGAAGCCCGGCGCTTCAACGTTGAAGATATCGCGAGATTATTCCGAGTACCGATCAGCCTATTAGGACACCCAGTAGCAGGAGCGATGTCATTCGCCAGCGTTGAAGCGCAGAACCTTTCATTCGTTCAGCACTCACTTCGCCCATTATTGGAACGAATCGAACAATCAATGTCCGAATTACTTCCAGAGCCGGACGGTTTCATCAAATTTAATCTTGACGCATTGCTTCGTGGAACCACACTCGAGCGCTTCGATGCATATACAAAGGGCCTACGCGAAGGCTTCCTATCACTTAACGACGTCCGCGCCGTTGAAGATTTAGCACCACTGGGAACACCAGGCGATCAATTCAGAGTGCCACTTCAGAACATCGATGCAGCAGATGCACCAGATGTAGGACTCAAACTTCGAGCAGAGATCGCAGCAAGCCTGATCCAGGTCGGCTTCGATCCAAAGGCCGTAACAGAAGCCGTCGGATTACCACCGATGGCCCACACAGGAGTGCCAAGCAGCCAGCTACAGCAGATCTCCACAATTGACCCAGGAGATCCGGCTTCAGTTTATGAGGTGGAATAAATGCCATATTTCATAAGCGATAGCCAGAGCGACTGCGCAGGATGGGCAACCGTTAAAGAAGAAGCAGACGGCGCATACACCACAATCGGATGCCACGAAAACAAACAGGACGCCGTCGACCAGATGGTGGCCGTTTCGATCGCAGAAGATATGCAACCAGGCGGCGAAGTAAGCAAGCGAGAACTTCCAGACAATTACAGGCCAGCACTTTCAGAAGATGTGCCAGAAGGAAGAGCGTGCGGAAATTGCTTGTTCTACAACGAAGAGAAGCAAAATACAGAAGGAACCAAAGCATGGTGCGAGCACTGGAATGATTATGTAGATGGAGCCTATTACTGCAACGCATGGCAACCACAAACAAACACCAGACAAGTCGACCTAAGTGTCCCCCAATTTATTCAAGCAAACGCAGAACGTGGACTTCAATATTTACGTGACGGATATGGCGGCGACGGCCTCACAGAAGGAACCAAGCAAGCAGCTCGCGATATGGCAGCAGGCAACATAACCGAAAACAAGATCAGGAAGATGGCCCCCTGGTTCGCAAGACACAAAGTCGACGGCCAAGCACCGAAGAACAGCAACCCATCCGATCCCGGATACCCAGGCGCAGGATTAGTGGCCTGGCTCTTATGGGGCGGAGATTCCAACTTCAGCGACCGAGCACAAAACTGGGCGCAGAGAAAAATAGACGCACTCGACGCGGAAGAAGACTCAAGGAGCAAAATGACAAAGAAAATCGAACGCCGCACCTTTACGATCAAGAACGTAGAAGCACGCCAGGCAGAGGACGGAACGATGCGCCTCTCCGGATACGCCGCCGTCTTCAATAACGACAGCGTGCCGCTTCCATTTATTGAACGAATCGCACCCGGCGCATTTCGCAAGACGCTAACCGAAACACCAGA